CCCCAATCAGGGTGATTAAATCGATATAAGCTATTGCTAAATTATAGTCGAAAATAACCACGTCGTCACCACATACTCTAAAGTTATCAGAGTTTCCTCCAAGAGACTTTATTAGCAAAGTATGAGTGACACTGAATGCTGCAAAACTAGGTGCAAGGCCCATAGGTTGTCCTGTCCCAAAATGGACAGGTCCTACGGGTGTCTTCCAGTCTAAACGGGAGACATCCTCGAAAAGTTTTATATCATCAGTTAAATCAGGAAACAGGTCCATAAGGACCTGTAGCTGGATAGCTAATGGAAAACGATCCGTAGCACTAGTAAGATCTATTGACCATGCAATTTCTCCATTTTGGAGTTTGGGCACTGCCCACTCCACGATAGATAGTTGGTCATGGACACAGCTCTCAGGCATGCTTTTCAAAAAAGCATCGCAGGCTCTCTGCAAACGAGAAGTAGCAATCTGGATACCCAGCAATGGGCTGGCAACATACCTCAGCTTTAAGCCACGGTCTGCTGTCAATGCACAGATTTTTCCAACTACTTCCGTATGATGGTCCCAATAGGACTTACGTCCTTTGGATATTAAGACCATGCTTAATGAATAATCAGCGTCCCAAATGTGTTTAAATACATTTGAGTTGCTTCTTACGACATTAGGGCAGTTATCTAAAAGTGTGTGAAAATGGGACTCCGGGGTAAGGTCTTTAGAAACTTTACCTACAAACGGAGCCTTCTTCACATTACTCAAGGGTATGTGTTCTTGAAAAGTGGCAGTGCTAGAAATAGCTTTGCCCTTCCTCAAGTCCTGAGCAGAAATGGTTACTCTAGGGAGGGAAACTCCTTTAGGAAGTTTTCCCTCGATTGAGTTTGCATAATCAATCCATTGATATACGGTTGGAGGTTTTGAAACCCACCTTCCATATACCCTAGCGACACGATCCATACGGATAGCGTCTTTTCTAGAAATAGATGATTTTGAGAATAGGATCCCGAAAGGACCAGAAACCTGGCCTTTACGGTTCTTCTTAAACCCAGACAAATCACCGCTCAAAAGAGCAGCTTTAACCGATTTCAACCGTTTCACAACGAAGGCGATACCGTTTTCAGTTTCGAGACGCTTGAGCTCTGCTAAAAGGCAAAGTGATTGCATCTTGTTCAATCTTTGTGACAGGAAAATTTCATGCAACAAGTATGATTCTTTCTTTGTTATGACCATTGGGCCTCCAAGAAAAGGAGCTTAAACCAGGATTGGATTAAGCAATCGTCCACTGTTGAGTGAATGTAATCAAAGAGATATGTTAAGATCTACTTACTACGTATGATCGACTTTTGTCTGTCTACATTAGTAAGTATTTGCATAGCAATCTCCTCAATCACATCCAGATCCTCTCCAGTGTATTGAATTTTATCAATCATTAATTCTATTGACCTAAGGGATGGCTCATTTGCCATCGGTTTCACCACGCTGTCATACACCGCAGCTTTCTGTACATTATCCTTAGCACCGCCTACTTTCTTCCTAGCTATAGCAGTAGTAATTGCAAATAGCGCACGGTTCAGCTCCCTC